TTGAAGTAGTCTTGTGCCACTGCCCAAGCGTAAATAACCATACACATCACAAGGTCATCGTGGCATCCATCTTCAGCAGAAAAAGAATCCCTCTTCTCCACAAAGGTGGTGAGTTCGTTAATGATTTGGAAGTCATTGAAGATAATCTTATCAGACTCCACCATCTGTTTGAGGTTAGAACATCCAAGTTTCTTAGGAGCCTTAGCCATTTTAAGACCAAGTTGGGTCTTACCACCAGAGAACCCATGCCCTAACACTTGACCATTCCTACCTCTCATTGATGTCATCAACAGGTTCTCATACTCCATATCATAGAAGATAATGGATGCCACCTGGTCACCAATGTCATTCACCTCACAGAGAATCCACGCCTTATTGTATTGTTTTGCAACCTGAACGATGATGTCAGGAAACAACATAGGTTTGATTTCATTATTCCTATACTTTCCGACTAACTTATGTGGGTATGATGTGATGTCAACCAATAAGAAGGCAGAGTAGTCTAATCTCATCCCCCTTGACACATCCACTGTCATCATATATTCGTGACCTTTGATTGGATGTTCAAAGATGTCTAACCCTGCTGATGATGTGAGAGGGTCTTCATAAACCAGTGACTTAAGTTTAGAACCTGCAATCAATGTGCCAGCAGAACCAATGAAGTCACACTCAAATTCCTGTGCAAACTGTTGTTCTGAAGTGTTTGCAATTGTTTCTTCTTTCCACTTCTCATCTCTCCCTGGCACTTCAGACCAATGTGCCTCTGTGTGCCTGTAACTATTTCTTCCTTTCTCAGCATCACTCCATAACTTATAGAAGTGATTCATCCCATTAGGGGTAGAAACAATGATTACTTTGGTGGACTTACCAGAAGAGATAGTAGGATATACAGAGCTAAAGAAGTCTTCGGCGACGTTGGTGGGGACGAATGCAAACTCGTCCAACATAACAATGTTGTAGGAAAATCCACGAACGGCGGAGCTGGAAGTTGATGACGCAGTAATTCTTGAACCATTCTCCAGTTCAATAGACCCTTTGTTCCAGGCGATAACACCCTGTTGTAACCACTTAGGTAAGTTTTCATAGGAAGTTTGCAGTTTGGCCATTAGCTCAAACGAGGTTTCTCGTTTGTTTGCAAGAATTGCAACGTTGATGTTATCTCTAAACAACGCCTGATGAATCAGGTACGCTGTAACTGTAACTGACTTTCCAGACTGTCGTGGCAGTTTACAAATACTGAATCGATTGTTATGAAAACTATCAATCAGTTTGCGCTGGAAAGGATAAGGGATGAAAGGAACAATACCGTCGTCCAGACTGATAACTTTAATATAGTTCTCAAGAAAATACTCGGGATCTTGTGAGCATTTAATAACCTCCTGGACCTGCTCTCTAGTAAAATCAATTGAAACTCCCCGCTGCTTAAGTAGGGGATTGGATTTGTAGGCGGTCGAGTCATTGAGTTGCATACTATTCAGGAGAAACCGACTTTGTGTTGTCCCTTCTGCTTTGATTCTTGATTACAATGAAAGCATCCTTGTTATATTTCTTGGACCCTTGTTTGGGTGACCACTTACTACCTGGTCCATCAATCTCATAAGTTGATGACCCTGAAGTTTCAATTGTTATGTCATCAAGTTCATCCCAACCGAGTTCTTCAATAAGTTGATTAATTTTCTCTTGTGTGATTTTCATAATTAAAATGGTCGTATGTCATATGGACTTTGGTTGATTGCTGCCATCATCTGACAGTAAACTTCAACTTGTCTCTTAGTCAAAAGTAATGGCGGTTTACCAAAACAGTACCTCAAAAGATACATTTTTGTATCAGCAGTTCCAGCGTCTCCTGGCTGCCTTTCCTCTTTCTCCATTCCATCCTCGTGAACGTGCACAGAAACTCTTACGTCTACCTGCTGCTTTACTACCTGCCTTCAGTTTAGAAGGTGGTGTAGTTACTGCAGTCTTAAGGTTACCACCTGTTCTGCTGTTGTACTTCTTTACTCCTGCTGCTGTCATACCAGCACCTGACTCAGTGCTTCTCTTGTCACCAGACTTCTGGGACATACCACTCATATCTTCTTTCATATCACGAGTCAGTGGCCTCTCCATTGAAAAGGAAGCAATCTTATCATAAGGCTTCTTCTTTGCTGGAACCTTAGGTGCCTTGTAGTTCTTATCAGACTTGTAGTCTTCTACATTCAGTGTCTTAGGATAATCCTTATCACCTTTCTTAGCTGGTGACTCACCTCTCTTACGCTTAGCGTGAATGTTGTCCCACAATCCTTTCTTACCTTCACCAAATGTAACCAACTTCTCTTCACCTGTGTCGTGGTCCTCAATAATCATCTCATAACCATCGCCGTCTTCTGTCATAAACACAGAACTAACAGGTTCTCCTTCTTCTGCTGCAATCTCATCATAGATTTCTGTGTCTTCTTCAGACATAAAGTCCCACAAGTCAGTAGGTACAACCTCAAAGTTCTCTGTCATTGCAGGGATGACAACCATACTGTTCTTTACATAATCACCTGGATGCATTGAAACATAATAAGCAAGTAGTCTAGCACCAGGCCAGAACTTCTTCACAGTTTCTTCCATCTGTTTCCTGGTTGGGGTTCCCACCTCAGGCCAGAAGAACTTTAATCTCTGTGTACCACCTCTAAAGATAAAGGAAACTTCATAAACATTTCCAATCTTATCGTGCATTCTGATTGCTTCATCCAGTGGGAACCAACCCACCTGTTCTGCAACCTGTTGTTCCTTTGCCCAATCATCAGGAATCATTCCATCGTGTTCAGACTTAAAGGACTTATGAAGTTCCTTAGGAGTAATGTCGTGGTCATCAGCAATTCGTCTCATCACTTTATCGATGGACTGCCAACTAATGTCTTCTAGTTTTAAAATCTCTCCTTCCAACTCACTAACCGCAGTGTCCTTCTCAGTTAGAAGTTCAGTGTCATACTCATCTTCTTCCTCTTCTTCTTTTGATTCACCAACAAACTTCTTATTAATGTAATCACCATACTCTTCGAGTGTCATTGAAGTGGTTAGGGCAAAGTAATTACCACCTGGTGTGCCTGTACTGCCACCATTAGGACCTGCAGTAGGTGCCAACTTACCACTATCACCACCATTACTTCTCATACCAGCAAGAGAATTAGCCATTGCCCTTACGTGTGCCCTTGATGCCTGGGTGTCAGGCATTGAAACAGGTTCTTGCTTATCTTTCTTTTCTAAAGGATTAACATTATCTCTGTAAATCTTACGAGCAACATCTGCAAGTTGTGTGTTTTCATATCGAGGTTTAACCTCTGGTTTTACTTTAGGTGCCTCAGATTCTACCTTGAGGTCCATATCTTTGATACGAGACTTAAGGTTTCCTAAACCACTCTTGACATTAGATTCGCGGATTTCATCACACCTTTCCTCAAAGGTATGATCTAATCCATTCTTAATGACTTTACTTTGGTTGATGTTACTCATCGAATTTATTTTACCTTATAACTTATTTAGTATTGCTTTTGCATTCTACCTGCACTTGAACCCTCTGTGCCTGACGATGATCCTACATCTTTTACAGAGCTTCCAGCGAATCTTGCTGCTTTTGATGCTGCTCCTAAAACTTTTCCTGGAACAGACTTAACCAAATTAGTAGTTTGTCCAACTTTCTTTTTGGCAAATTCAGCTCTCGCTTTACTAGTTTTTGCTTTTCTATATTCTCTATCAGCTTCTGTTTCACCTGACTTCTTTTTCATACCAATAACATCACCACCAAGGGCACTCTTAATTCCGCCACCAACACCACCTCTTCTCTTATCAAATCTGTCACCTGCTTTTGAATCATGTTCTTTCTTTTTAGCTTCAAGTTCTTTCTGTTTTGCTCTCCTTTGCAATTCAATTTGTCTCATTCTTTGGGTACCAGCTCCACCTGAATCACTCATTCGTGTTCTTACAGATGGTTGAGTTGGCTTAACTGTGTTACCTGTTTTTGATTTTACTGCCTCAGCTCCTTTGGATGCAGCTGCAGGCGACGTTAGTTTTAGTTCTTGTTGTA